GAATAAATGTTTACAAAGGTTCTCATTTACATGATTTTGTTTTTTGTAGTTGCCAGCCCTTCTGCTTTTAAAGCAGTTCGCAAGGTGCTCGGAGGGTGGGTTGCCAGTACAGAGGGCATACCCAATCCATCAGGCCTGCTCCTCCACTCGGCAATCTACGTTCTTTTGGCCTGCTACCTCCCAGCCAAGATTGTATCCGGTTTTGCAGATGAGTATGATGATGAAAAGTAATGCGGAGCCATCACCCTTTACTAGAACTCCTCATCGAACCTCACAGAGTCACCATCTTCTGTCATACGTTTTGAATAATCTCCAACTCGTTTCTCGAAAAAGTTTGTCTTTCCTTCGAGACTAATAGTCTCCATCCAGGCAAAAGGGTTCTCTGCTCCGAAAATTGGAGGATGACCAAGTTGCTTCATGAGACGATCTCCGACATAACGGATATACTGTTTCATTTGTTCGGCATCCATGCCTATCAACTTGCATGGAAGCGCCTCCGTAATGAAACTTTCTTCTATTTCTACTGCGCTTTGGACAATTGTCCGGATGACATCGTGAGCAACTTTATTCTCAAGATGCGAGTATAATGCCACTGCAAACTCGAGATGCGAGCCTTCGTCTCTGCTGATGAGCTCATTGCTAAAGCACAGACCAGGCATAATACCGCGCTTCTTGAGCCAGAAGATGGCGCAGAATGACCCGGAGAAGAATATACCTTCGACGCACATGAAAGCAACGAGGCGCTGGGCAAATGGAGAATCTTTGTTGAGCCAGTCGAGTGCCCAAGTGGCCTTTTCTTTTATTGCCGGTATGTGCTGTATGCTCGAAAGCAAAAGTTTCTCTTCGTCTGGATCTCTTACGAGTTTATTGATCATGAGCGAATAGGTTTCTGAATGAATAGACTCGTTGAAAGATTGGTATGCGTAAAAGGACCGCGCCTCGGCAATCTGCACCTCGGAGCTAAAATTAATATCTATATTTTCCATAACTATTCCATCGCTTGCGGCGAAAAAAGCCAGAATCATTTTTATAAAATTTCGCTCCTCTGACTTGAGTCCATCCCAGTCTTTGAGATCGGTACTCAGGTCAATCTCTTCGACTGTCCAAAAAGACCCTACTGCTTTCTTGTACAGTGCCCATAACTCTGGGTATCGTATAGGAAAGGTTGTGAACCTATCCGTGCTAGGAGCAAGTATAGGATCCATTATGTTATTAGAGAGATATATCTTTAGGCGGCGTCTGAGCAAGGGCGCGCGTCGAGGGCGTCAATGTAATTTGAGGATTGAGCGCAGAGTCGATAGTATTAAAGTCTGATGGCTGAAATTGTAAACCCGATTCAAACTTATTCAAGACGACAAGGTCTGCAATTTGCGAGTTGAATGTTTTCTCCATATATTGCTCTCCTTGCCTCCACGTCACAATAATAAGCAAGGCAAGAAGTGCTGCGATGATACCATCCTCCATATTATGTTTGTATAAAATAGTATGACCACGTTGAGTGGGTTTTATGCTGTTTCAAAAATAGTACCAAACACGATTACTTTTTTTTCACAGACAATTATACCAACAAATATAGAACCCGGGTGGATCATAACAGGACTTCCTGGTATTCAAGGTCAAACGAGTATCACATCGATTGGTCTGTATCAAGGAACCTACCCGGGATATGGAGCTTTCAACGGAACTATCGATTTTAATGTCAGTGTTCCACAGACTATTCAAGGAACTCAGCAAGCAAGTGCAGTCACTGTATCACCTGCACCTGTTATAGCTCCACCAATACCACCAACTCTTTCAGGATATTATTTTACACAAAAAGATGTTTTTGTTTTTTATTCAAACACCCCCCTACCGAATAACATTAGGCAAGGGTGGATAATCTCTGGAATTCCAGGAATTCCGGGAAAACTTAAAGTTACGTCTGCTTCATTTCAGGCCGGAAACCTAGGAAAAATTGTCTACTCTGGTATACTTACGGCTGTACCAGTCCCTCCCCCACCATCATCTATACCTCCGAACAATAAAACAATTCAAAAACTTTTTTCAGTTCTCACAAAATCTGGGAACCTTGCAGACGTCCTAAGGGGAAAAATTATAGGATTATCGAGTGATATTGCGAAATCTCCTTCCGAATTTAGTACTATTTTATATAACAGTCCAAATCTTTTAGATTTTTTTTCAAAAAAAACAAATTTACAGACGGAATCTATACTTGCCGACCCTAGTCAGCTTAATGATGCCCTCGAGGGTCTTCCAGAACTAATGAACGCAATAGGGTATAGGATAAGGTCTGGTCCTAATAAGATATTGGACGGGTTCTTGGATGATGAGAACATGATAACTGCGCTGGGCCAGGGGGCCGTTCTCGTGCCTTCTCTCCCATTGACAGATGGATATCCAATGGGAATTCTTATAAATAAACAGGGTGCTATATTCAATCCAAACACAAACGACGCATTCGTGCCGGCGCAAGTGTCCACTATTCAGCCCATCGTCAGGAAACCTATCGAGGATGGAAATTTTAAGAGATTTCCGGCAGATATTCGCGAACTTGATAAAGATGTTCCGTTTCCTCCTCAGATTGAAGAGACTCTTGTCGAAAAAAGAAATTTAGGATTTAATGCCGGCGGGGTCCTCGCACTTGACGCTATAGGATCACAACACGCGTATATTTCAGATGTGAAAGGAGATTTCAAGTCGAGTCAGTGGTCCCCGGATTATGAACAGTCAACAAACTCGGTGCTTTATCAAGACTATATACAAATGAATCCGGTATCGCCTCCTACATTTATAAAGCAGGATGAATCTGGGACGTGTGTCGTTGAGATACAGCCCAAAAATAGAGGTGATCTACTGGCTAATATGTTTTTACAATGTTCTTTACCTGCTTTACCACCTGGATTTTCATATACAAACCAAATAGGTCGGGCAATCATACAACAGGTTGATTTCATGATTGATGACGTTATTATTGAAACTATTCATGATGATTGGTTGTTTATAAAAGATCAGATATTTCTGGATTACGACGAACAGATCGGAATGTTTAATCAGATAAATGGAGGGCAGGGAAACACGAATCTGAGTCCTACAACATCAGTTCCTCTGGTTATTCCGTTGGAATTTTTCTTTTGCAGAAGACATAGTTACGCCAACAAAGGACGTGAACGTCTTCAGCGACCTTTTTTCCCATTGTGTTCTTTGTGGGGGGGACAAAAAATTTATATAAAGTTTACGTTCAGGCCACAGTATTGGTTCACGAACTATGCTGGGCCAATTGATATACAGAACCCTATCCTGCTCATGGAGTTTATAAAGTTGACGCGGAGAGAAAGTATATATTATCGAAACACCAATTTTCGGCATATAGTGCCTATTGTTAAAAAGGATTCAACCGCGCCATATTCAGCAGGATCAGTGACAACAAACTTAGGGGCTAATTTTCCAGTCCAGTTTATAGCATGGTTTATCCGAAATCAGGCGTATGAATCGGCAGATTCAAACTATTTCGATTCACGGTATTTATACGGATACGCTACAAACTATATAAGAGCAACTACACCACTGACATTTCCATCGGGCACGTCTCTTTATCTAGACGTTATAAAGACTGTTAAGATAACTTTGAATAATCAAGACATATTAGACACATTCGCAAACGGCCCGTATGCATCCTTTTTACAACCCATGCAACATGGTCTATCTGTACCTCAAAAAAATATTTACATGTACTCTTTCGCATTGAATGTAACCGAATACAATTCGGGAGGGTACTTGAATTTTTCAAAAATTAATTCACAAACTTCAAATTTGACTATAACCTTTTTGCCTCAATATGCCTCGGCACTTACAGGGTATAATTTATATACATTTTATTACGGGTTTTCAATTTTAGAGTTTAAAGATGGTTTTGCGGGCGTATCTTATCTTTGATCATATAATCAATGATGCCGTTAGTTAGACACCATTTAATAAAGTTGAGCTGGGCGACTGTTGTCGATATTCCTTTGAACTGAATGCGTTCTGTACGGCAGAATGGATCAAAAAGCTTTTTAGAATATCCGTCCAAGCTAGACTTGTAT